GAATAAGTTCTTGGTCGAAACAGGTGTCTCTGATCAGGTAGCGACAATTGTCGATGCTTTTGATGATGTTGCACAAGCAGCAAGCTGGATAAATTCGTCATGGAATGAGGTCCAGATTTCTCGGAGATGGCCTTTTCGATTTGCAGAAAAGACAATCAATGTTGTCAATGGAACGACTAGCTATACTTATAATGCCATGGGCCTAGCTGATGGCGATGTGATTGTTCCAAATAGTTTTTACAACCCAAATGGTGGTATTGATCAGATCACTTATGAAGAACTTCGGGATAAGCGAAGAGCTGCATCAACAACTCAAGATAAAAGTCGAGTTTATTGTGTTGCGACTCAGGTAGGTGCAATTGAAACTTATCCTGACGTTGATACCACTCAGTCAGTGAGTTTTGATTATTTGAAAGGTGTTCAAACTTTAGTTGCGAACTCTGATGTGCCTTATGGTCTGCCTTCTGATTACCATATGATGATTGTTCATCTTGCGATAACGAAATATGGTGCTTTGCAAGGCGGTCAGGAAGGTATGAATTTGTACAATGCTCACGGCCCTCGTTATAGAAAATATTTTAATGACTTTGTTCAATTAAATAATAATTCTTCAGTCGAGGATACCAAGCCCGCGCAAGGCACTCTTCTAGCTTAAAAAATGAGGTGACTCATGGCATCAAGGCACTTTCCTCTCAGAGGAGGCTTAAACCTGTCTGCGTCACCGCTAGAGGTTTGGCCTGGCGCAATACGAGATAGTCGTAATTATTTTGAATCAACAAAAGGCGGCTATGAAAGAATAGGCGGCTATGAGCGGTACGATGGTAGAAGTTCGCCGGCAGCTGCTACCTATTATCAATTGACTTTTAATAATTGGGATACGCATGTTACGCCAATCAATGCTTCGACCACAATTACTGTCGATAGCACTTTGACTTTCTATATCATGGCGGTAGATACCACGACTCCTGATACGTTGATTGCTTATGCAACGGCGTTAGTGGGAACAATTGCAGACCCTTATATTGCTTTAGATTGGGATGGTGTTTCGTTTCTAACTAAAATCGTTGAGCGTGGCTCAGAGTCGGATGAGCTTGATGAAACTTATCTAGAGACAGCTTGGACTCACTATAGAGACCAAATTACGCAAGTTGGTGGTACTTCAACTGAGTGCAGCGGCGTTCTTCAAATCAATGATACTGTTGTGGCATTTAAAAATGATGCTACAAATGCCCCAAAGATATACAAAGCGACAGCGAGTGGATGGGATGAAGGTCGCATTGGTCGAGCAGTCGAGGTTAGTACTGTCAGTCAAGATATTGTTGTGAATGAGACTATTGACTCTGGAAATTTCACAGTCATGGCAGTCTGCAAATGGTACGACCCGATTACTAAACTGGAAGACCCAACAAAAAAATGGTTAGTTGTTAAACCCAACTCAGCTTTGGATTTTCCTCCGATAGGAAATAATACCTCTAGCGGCGGTTCTACTTTTATTATTGATAGTGTTATTCAACCTATTAATGCTTTTGGAACTTATATTGAGTATCAAAACCATAACTTCCTTTCGCATCCTGATAATTTAACGGCTTTTATTGCTGATGGAACTAATGTTCCTATGGCTTATTCGCAGCAACATCATTGCTTGCTGCCTATAGCGCCTGATTTTAATTCTTTATCGGATACTAAAGCGACACACATTTCTGTTCATAACGAAAAGTTAATGTGGTCCACAGGGTCAGGTACTTTTAACATCTCTGAGCCCGGCTTACCTTTTAACTATTCAGGAAGTTTCGGGGCTGCAAATATTGGTGTAGGTGACTTTATCACCGCGCTGCAATCAGCCGACTCCGAGAATATGATTGTTTACACGAAAAAAGGAGCTCGCAAGTTAACAGGCACAGATAATACGAACTGGGCCTTTTTCGATGCTGCTTCAAATGTAGGCTCTCAGCCACGAGGTGTTCAAAAGCTTGATGATATATATGCTTTATCAAGTAGAGGCGTGGGCTCTTTAATACGAACTGATACGAGCGGTGGTTATGCTGGTGGATCGGTTAGTACACATATTCAAGAGATTGTCGCGGATCTGGGTACAAGGTTACTGTGCAGTACAACATTGACTACGAAAGAACAGATTCGCTGGTACTTTAATGACAACACTTTTTTGATGATGACGGTTCTTCCTTCTAATCAGGGAATGACTTTTTCTTTTGGAATAGCTAACTACAAAAATAGGCCAGTTAAAAATGTTTCTACTGAAATTTGGAGTGATGGTAGAGAAAGAACATTTTTTACTTCGGACAATGGTTACATATACGAAGCTGATGTTGGTTCAAATTTTGACGGCGATACTATTTATTCTTATCTCGAACTTCACTCCAATCATTTAAGAACGCCAGGCCATAACAAATCTTTTAAAAAAGTATTCTTTGAAGCTGAAGGACTGAATCAAGTCAATATCTCTCTGGAATACAAATCTAATTACGGAGCAAAAGTATTTGAAGCTCGTAATTTTCAGATTGAAGGTGGACGTTATATTTGGGATGAAGGGCTATGGGATGAAGCTCGGTTTGACCAAGCCGGAAGAAATAGAGGTAGAGCTTCTCTAAAAGGCATAGGTTTCTCTATTGGTTTCACGTTAGACAATGACTCTAAGTTTGTTCTTCCTTTCAAAGTTACTGGTTACACCATCGATTTCGAGTTGCTCGGAAGAGCGAGGAAATAAAGCATGGCAAATCTTTTTGATATCTTAAAAACGTATCGACCAAGGCGAGTCATTCAGTCAGATGATTTCAATGACTTGAATGCTGCTGTTAAAGCGAGTTTTCAAAAACTTGGTGATGCTCCAGCAGCGGGCGAAAAAGGTGTCTCAACACCGTTCACTGTTGGTACTCCTACTCTTAGTAATCACGCAGTTCCAAAGTCTGTTATGGACACCGCTGAAACAGGCGTTCTTGCTAATAAAAATGCAACAGATGCGGCGGCAGCTGCGGCTCTGGCTTCGCAAAATGCAGCAGCCACGAGCGAGGCCAATTCAGCGACCAGCGCTACTGACTCAGCCGCTAGCGCGGTGACTTCGGGCGCTGCTCAAGTGGCCGCTGAGACTGCAAAAACTGGAGCTGAAACAGCACAAGCAGCGGCTCTAGTAAGTGCAAATGCGGCTAGCGCTAGCGAGACTAATAGTGCCGGGTCGGAGACTAATGCGCTTGCGAGCCAAAATGCTGCCGCTGCCTCTCAGGTTGCTGCGGCAGCCAGTGCGGCCAGCGCGGCGGCAGACGCTGGAAGCATAGGAACTTCTGTGAGCGATGCTCAGACAGCGGCTACTACTGCCGAAGGTCACCTAGATACTTTTCAAGATCAGTATTTAGGTTCAGTTGCAAGTGACCCCACTACAGATTTAGATGGAGATCCATTGACTTCTGGAACGCTGGCATTTTTAACAAGTACTAACATGCTGCGTGTTCACAACGGCTCAGGCTGGCAGGACGCTGGATCAGCAGTAAACGGCACCGCCGCCCGCGATACCTTCTTAGCGAGCAGTGGACAGACTACTTTTGCCACATCAAGCAGCTTCGATGTTGGATACTGTGACGTTTTTTTGAACGGCATTAAGTTGCTCAGAGGAACAGATTTTTCAGATAGCAGCGGTAGCTCCATAGTATTAACCGCACCCGCAGCTCTAAACGATGTCATTGATATTGTGGCATATGGAACTTTTACATTGCTAAACGCAATTGGATCTACTGATGGTGGTTTCGCAAATTCAACCTATACCACCGCACAAAATATAGACGGAGGTAATGCAAGTGGCTGATCGAATACAGATTAGACGAGACACAGCAGCGAATTGGACGAGTGCGAATCCAACATTGGCTCAAGCTGAATTAGGATTAGAGACTGATACCGGGCGCCTAAAAGCTGGAGATGGATCTACCACATGGACATCACTTGGATATTATACGCTGGGAACAACTGGTGCAGCGATGTATTCCGATGCGACTGCGAATTTTACTGGAACGCTACAGCAGGGTGGTTCTAATGTCGTTGTGGATAGCGATATTGGTTCTGCTGTTCAAGCCCATGACGCGAACCTTACCAGTTTTTTAAGTGCGGTTGATCTGCCAGTGGCAGATGGCCTGTCAGGGCAAGTGTTGACCACTGATGGATCGGGAGGAGTCACATTTGCTGATGCTGCTGGTGGTACTGATTTTACCACTTTTAACAAAGGCACACAGGTAGACATTCCGCTGAGAGGCAGCTTTGAAATTAATAACAGTTTAACTGTTTCTAATCCAGCTTATGTACAGCTTTGGCGAGTTGGTGCTGCAAGTGGTGGTAATCACACGGTAGGAAATACATTCACTTGGTTGGCTGGCTGTCAAAACCAACCTAACCAATATACTTCTCTTAGTGTATGTGGTTTTGTCTGCACGCCATCAACAAAAACTATTAGTGTGACAACGCCAAGTAATGCTTGGACTAACTCAAGTGGGTACGGTTTTAGCACATGGGCAGGGTTAGGCTGTGAAGGGGGAGGCGAGGTCGTTGGTCATGGCAATATAGCTTTGCCCGGTAATAGCGGTTATGTATATGGACACTTTCAAGCAAGACAACAAACGTCAGATGGTCAAAATGTTTCTAGTAGTTATAGTGCTTCAGGTTATGGACACCATAACAACGAACCGCATTATACGTTACCGATCGATGCTATCGGAACTACTAGAGGGTTAATTACTGGATACAACAATTCAAATTATCAGTCGGGTTATGAAATATATACAGGGAATGGAGTTGGTAATAATGGCTCTGTAGGCTCTACCAATAACAGCCCAAACACAAATACAAGCACAACATACGCTGGTGTTATGTTCACGCATCCTCTGATTACCAATGCTGGTTTATTTCCTAATGCGACAAACAATCTTCCGACTCATTTTATGACTTATGGAACAGCGGGTGGTTATTCAAAGTTAGGTATTAATTCTGTTGGGACAACAAGTGGCGAATTAACCAGTGGTTTTCAACGCGCTCATTACTCTCATGAATATGGCTTTTTAGTTAAAGATCCAAACAGCAACGCTTTAAAAGTTTTTACCTATAATTATTATGATTATATATCTGAGTGGACTGCCTATAATTCAATCTCTGCAATTGGTTTTAACAACACTCTACCTTTTAAAATAACTATGGCTAGGTACGGTTTAGTTCCTACTGGAAATCTTAATGAATATATGACTGTCGCTGCTGGTAATGCTTATCCATATGGCTTTCCTCCTTTCTTTTGGAAATTCACCATTGATTATACCACTGGCAAGTTTATAAATTTCAAAGTTGCAAGTATTCAAAACAATACTGACTTTATGTCATTAACTAACTCATATATCCATATGAAAGCATTGTATGGTGACTCGATGGACATATCGCAACCTCCAACACACTTGTTAGTCTCAGGGCATTGGGCTGGAGAAAGTGCTATGGCTTTTATCTGCGACTACCCAGCTGATTCTGAATTTCAATCTGTATAAGGAATAATTGACATGGCAACAACACTAAATGAGTTTAGAGCTGAACGAGATGCAGCTTTGCAAGCATCCGACTGTATTTATCTCCCAGATGTACAAGAAAAAATAGAAATAACTGAAGGGGGTAAGGCAATACTAGCTATTTATAGGCAGCAATTACGAGATGCAACAGATGGTGTCACCGATGAAAATGCAAGTGACGCTGTTTTGCCAAAACCACAAGACCCTCAGATCGCTGCTTTTCTAAAAATTGAACTTCCGTAGGGGGTTACATGACAACTTTTGTAATTACTGTCAGTGCGGGAAAATTTCTCGTAGATGGGGTCAGTCAGCAAAGCCTGAGCCTGATGGAGGGAAACAGCTACACCTTTGACCAAGCGGATGCCTCTAATGCCGGTCACCCACTTCGACTCAGCGCTACTAGCGATGGCACGCATGGTGCTGGAACAGAGTACACGCTTAATGTCACCTACAACGGCACGCCAGGCCAAGCCAATGCCTACACGCAAATAACGGTAGTAAGTGGAGCCCCAGATCTTTTCTATTATTGCTCAAATCACTCTGGTATGGGAGCGGCAGCAACAACTCCACTCCAACGGAGTCGTGCAAGAGACATGGCAGATTCCGGCTCGACTATTAATGTTCTCGATGGAGTAACTGCAAGCGGAACTGAACTCAACGTACTAGATGATTTAAGCCGAGGCTCGATTCTTTACGGTAACTCATCTGGTGCAACCGCAATCCTAACGAAAGGGTCAGCCGATCAGGTTTTAAAATCGGATGGTACTGATATTTCATGGGGTGATGCTTCTGGTGGAGGAGCAACCTATGCTCCTACAGCTGGCACAAACGCATTTAGCACACCGTTCCACGAAAATATGTCAACGCAGGGTTTTGGTGCTGTCATGGGTTTGGGTTATTCACACGTACCTGTTTTTCGAGGCAGAGATGTTGGTGCGACAAATAGAGCGAAAGGGAACAAATTTATTCTGACTAACGCTTACACTGAGACTCCGGCAGCTCGACACAATGGTAACTATATGGATGGAATGGCAACTATATATTTTGATGTTGTTCCTTCAACTAGAACAGTCACTTGGAGTTCAAATTGGGAAAGAACGCATTATCACTCTAACTATAGCTCTACAGGTTATTCGACTGCCCAATTTTTCACTATAGAGGGATCGGGCCAAATGACTGAAAATGCGTATAGCGTTTGGTCAAATCAAGGTAGTCATCAATTTAATATTGTCAATTATGGTTGGACTAATAGTGGCTCATATAATACTCATGTTGCTGCTACTGGGTCTGGTAATGGTTTATACCAAACGTCCGGACATCGTGAAGTTCTGCCAGTTGACGATAATGCCACTGGCTATATTGCAAACTGCGGTTATGACCAATCGAACAGTCGCGCAAGCTACAGAATAATGACCGTTGACGCTACTTCGGGCAATATGAATATGGGTAGTATGACGCAATGTCATAACACTACGTCAAGCACTTGTTATAGTGTGCGGATGATAAACCAGCCAGGAATTTATCCTGATGCGACTAATGACTATCCAGTTCAAATTTGGCGATATCAAATTGATGCTGACTATGTAGCGCAAACACTAAATCGTTCGGGCAATGTGTCTAATGCGATTACCAGTGGCTTCGACCCAACACGTTACCAAGATTTTGCTTTCTTGTTGATGGATGGCACAACTCCGGTTGTTATGATGTATGACGGTTATTATCAGGCATCCAGATGGACGCAATACGATGCTGCTCCTACCCATTTCCCCAATAGTAATGCCGGAAATTTTGTACCAAAAGTAGAATTTAATTCTTACGGTCAAGGTGGTTTTGTAGCCACTGGGGTCGAGAATGAGTTTATGTGCTTTGAAACTATTTATCCTCGAAATGCCTATTTAACAGGGCAAAGCACTTTAAAGAAATTCAAAATAAATCCAACTAACGGTAAATTTACGGATGTGTATTACTGCGATCTTGATAACTCCGTAGCTGGTTGGTATCACCGAGTCCAGAACGGAATGGGTCACAAACTTTTTGGGTTGTACGGAGATGATGGAAACTCAGCAACGCTAACTCATTTTCTCGTGGTAAGTATCGACCCTACCTATTACAACTCTTCTCACGGCGCACAAGTAATCGATATTCCATCAGCAAGTGATTGGAAGCCATATCCCGCAAATTAAGGATTAGTTATGAACGATTCTGAATTAGAAGTAATGCTTAATCGTGCAGCTGAGAAAGGCGCTGAAAAAGCTCTGAAATCTATTGGTCTTTCTGACGAGATGGCAGTCCATGATGTTCATGAACTGCGGGGCTTACTCGATGCCTGGCGTCAGGTTAAAACAGGCGTTAGCAAATCCGTTGTGCAGTTTTTAACCGTTGGAACTCTCGGTGCTCTTAGTGCCGTATGGTATTTCAAATCTTGAGGTGAACTATGGCAATTGGTGACGTAAAGGTTAAAGAAGAAGAGACAGTCGCTGGGAGACTCAAGAAGTTTACTGAGAGTGGTTCACCAGCTATGCAGTATGCTTCTGCACTTGGCCGGCGAGAAGCTGGCGCGAGAGGATTGACTAATAGCTCGATTGCAGTCGGCGCAGCTGCTGAACAAGTAATGCGATATGGCAGTGACGTTGCTAAGGCTGACGCAAATATTTTTAGCCAAAGTAATATTGCAGATGCTGCGAATAAAACTGCATTAGAACAGCAAAGGTTATCTGATGTAGGTGCGATGGACCGTACTAAGTTAACAACAGATACGCAGTTAAAAATACAAACTCAAGGCGATAAGGCAGCTAAGGAGCGTTTGGCCTCACAAATTGCTAGCCAAGAGAAAATTGCAACAGCGCAAAATAAGACACAGAAAGAGATTCAAACAGCAGCAGATACAGCTGCTTTAGCGCGAGTAAAGGCGCAAATCACAAGTAACGAAGCGATGGCACTTGCTGATCAGGCCAACAAAATGGCTATAGTGAATGCTCAAAGTGCTAGTGCTTTGGCTGTAGCGCAAGAGAGAACTAAGAGCGCAGCAGCAATTGAAAGCGCTCGATCGACCAGTGCTGAAAATATAAATACAGCTACACTTACGAGTAACGCCGCTGTCCAAGCAGCTAGAAATGCCAGTAACGAAAAAATCGCTTCCGCAAATGCGGCTGCTATAGCTGCTGAAAATGAGCTTGACCGATTGAGTCAGCAAAACATTGCAAAGTGGAATAACGAGGCTGCTTTGCAGCTTCAAACAATGAAAGAAAACTTCGGTATTACTTCTGAATATCGCAATGACGCTACAAATGCTTGGCAAGGCTTTTCAAATGGGATTGCTCAAATTGATACCACCGCATCACCAGCTTCTCAGACTGAGCAATTCAACAGAATTAATGAGTCGTTTCAGGCGCGAATGAAATTCCTTAACACTTCTCGGATAAGTGATTTAGCGAATAAAGGTATGGATGCAACAGATAACGATGCCATGGAAGCCTACACAAAAGCTCAACAAGTAGGTATGACAGCGGCAGAGTTAGATACTCTAGGTGGTGTTCCAGCTGGCACGGCACAATCTTGGATTCAAAGTAAAGGTCTAGCGCCTTTGCCTACGAGTCCTAAAGAAAGTGCGGCTGCAAAAGTAGCATCTGCATCAACTACACCGGCAGTTGTTGATACAAGCAAGGTGGCTGCAAACTTTGATAACACGGCTGCTAGTACTGATCCGGCTTACGGTGTTGATATTGAAAACGATAGGGAAAAACCGTGACATATGAAATTGTAAAAGCTCAAGCAAAGGAAGCAATTGCAATTTCAAAATTACTTTACGATTCTCTCCAAAACGGTGTCGATGAAAACTTCGACATTAATAAAGAAAAACTAGTGGACCATGTGTTCGATACTATCGTGCAACATGATGGCTTCGCTGTTGTTTTAAAGCACGAAGGTAAAGTTGTCGGATGCTTTATGGGAGAACTCACTAAGCATCGTTATGCTACCGGATACATTGCTACTGAACTTGGTGTTTATATCCATCCTGAACATCGAGGTGAAAATCACTTTCAAGAAATGTTAGATCAATTCATCTGCTGGAGTTCTAAAAAGCCAGATGTGTTGATGACCACATTTTCAATTGGTCAGCTGAATGCGACTACCCCATGGGTACGAGCCCAGCTCAAGAAAAGAAACTTCATTAAAGGCGATGAAAACTATTATTTATTGAGGAACTGATATGTCTAAACTGGTTAAGGCTATTGGCCGAGGCATCAAGAAAGTGTTTAAGGCTGTCAAGAAAGTTGTTAAGAAAATAACTAGCAGCAAACTATTTAAGGCCGTTGCTATTGCCGCCGCCATCTATTTCACAGCGGGTGCGGCAGCCGGAATGATTGGAGCTAAGGGGGCCGCAGCCGGAGCCGGAGCCGCAGCCGGCGGGGCGAAAGCCACAGCAGCTGCCGCCGGCTTTAAAGCCACAGCAGCCAGCTCTGTAGCCGGAGCCACTGGTGGCAGTTCTTTTATGGCTTTGAATCCAGTTGTCGGAGCGGCTGGATCAACAGCAGGGACGCTGGCGAGTTCAGGTAATGCTATCTCATCGCTACTCAGCGCGGGTGCTACTAAAGCTGCCGGTCTCGCTCAATGGAGTGTAGCAACTCCAGCTAATGCCATGATTACTGCAACTGGTATGAATATCGCCGGTCAGGTTATTGGTGCTAAGGCGGCGGCTGATGCTGAGTACGATAGATACAAAGCTGAGAAAAAGGAATTTGACACCAACACAAGTTTTAAACTCAATGTCGCTGATCGTCTAAACCAAACGCCTTTTGGTGTGGGTAATCAGCTCTCTTATACACCAACAACAACTCAGGGCAGAGCTGGTGGTCAAGCCGCTATGCAGACGCCTTATGCCAATACTGGTTATTACGATCCGACTACTGATACCTATAGGAATGTCTAATGAGCATTGTCCAACGAATTCAAGAAAGGCAAGGTGCTTCAGTTGGTGAAGCTGTCAATCGAATGGATACGGCAGCCGCTGAAGCTCAGAGACCCGATGCGGTTCAGCAAGCGAAGCAGAGCAGGGAAGCGCACAGCAAGGCAATTCGCCAGGCGGGAGATGTTGAGCTGACTGAACAGGTTGAAGCTGGACCCGAAGAGCAGAAAATGCATGAAGAAGCTGAGAAGCAGCTAATTAATATGATTCATGCAAAAGGTCAAAGTGCTTCGCTTCTTGAAGCGGTGTTTGCTCATGATGACCCAGTGCTAGGTGTGGGGAATATTGCGAGTGATATTGTTCTTCAGATTCAAGATAAGAATCCTCTCATTACTGAAGACGTTTTAAGCTCCATAGGCGAGAGAGCGGTTGAAGAAATTGTTGAAATTGTCGAGACCGCGAATCCTAGAATTGACATGAGCGAGGACGATATGTCTGAAGCTTATTCAATTGGGCTTCAGAATTATATGCAAAATCAAAGCGCACAAGTTAATGAAGGCGAACTACAGGAGTTCTTAGGCAATGTATAAACAACGACCTTTGAGACCAGTTAAATTTAATATCGGTATGGGAATTGGTAAAGCGCTTGAGGTAGGCGGCCAGTTCTATAACGACATGGCAGTGGAGCTTCGTAATCAGCAAGCACTCGAAGAAGCCAGAGCTTTCCAAACTAGTGAGCGAGAAGCCGGTCAAGAGTTTCAAAAGGAAATGGAATTAGAAAGGCAGCAGTTTCAAACAGACCAGACTGATATAGCTTATGGTCGGTCTCAAGACGATGCCACGCTAGCAAATACGCGACAGTTAGAAAGAGATGAAATACTCAAAAAGAATAGAAGAGAAGAAGCTGACATAGCGCAACTAAATCAAATAGAGCTTGAAGAACTTAAAGCAGGGCAAGTAGCTAGAGTTGTATCTGTTCCATTTAAAGATATTACTCCAGCGCAACAGTTAGCCTATGCCAATAAGAATGGTCTATCGACTGAAGAGTTAGCCGAAATGTCGAACTCAGCGCAACCTTTCCAAGTTGGAGTTGATTCTAATGGCGAGTTATCTACCGTGCTTGGTGCTGATTCAGATTACATTGAAACAGCTGATGGATGGACATTGACCACGAAAGCTAGCTTGTCTCCTTCCCCTAAAGAAATGGAGGCTAAAGCTGCTTCTCAATATGTCATGTTTGATCAGGGTATGAAAGATTTAACGAGTGTTTTAGAAACTTATGATTTGACATCTGGTCAAGCACTTGGCGATCAAGTGATGACTGCTGGCGGTACTGTGGGAAACTGGTTGCTAACGCAAGAAGGTCAGGAATACCGTGCAGCGATTACGCGAGTTAACGAGGCTTTGTTTAAGAACTTATCTGGCGCTGCTGGATCTGATGCCGAGGCCGGTAGATTTGAAAGGATGCTTCCAGCTTTTGGAGACACAAAGAGGACCATCGACATTAAGTTGAGAGCTTTAAGTCGTATAGCAAATCAAATGAAAGCTGCTGGCTTTAATGGTTTAGAAGAAGGTGAACAAGCGGAAAAAGCTTGGGCGTTTACTCAAACACTTGTAGATGCAGAGTATCAAAATGATTTGGATAATGTCTTTGCTAATACAAACTTAGATGAAGTTAACCAAATCCTAATACCTGAAACAGAAATTGATATTGGTGGAAATTTTAGTGCGTATCGAGATGCTGCACAGCCTAGCGGCTGGCGCTCATATCGTGGTAATTCTCCTTATGCCGCTGGTCAAGACTAATTAACTTGGAGTTCTCATGGCTACAGTTTCTTATGAAGAATTAAAGCGAATGCAGCGCCGAGCTGAACAAGCTGGAGACCAACAGGCAGCAATGGAATTAGCAGCAAAAGCTAGACAAGCTGCTAGAGCTTCTGGCGGCAAAGAATCTGGCTTCGGTGAAGATGTAGTGAATTTTGGTAGAGGTGTTGGTGCTGGTATTGCTAACACTGTTGATTCAGCTTTTGGTCTAGTTGGCAGGGCTACTGGAAATGATGATTTGTTGAATAGAATGAATCGTAGCAAAGAAGAAAGAGCGGCTAGAAACGCAGAATTTGCTGCTCGATCTCCGTTAGCTTTTGGAGGTGGTAGTTTAACTGGTGAAATAGCGGCTACAGCTCCAATAGGTGGATTAGGGGGAATGGCAGCTAAAGGAGCTTTAAAAACCGGCATAGGCGCAGCAAGTGGGCGTGCTATGCAAGAAGGTACGAAAAAGCTTGCGCTAACTGGTATGGCTGGTGAGGGTGCAACTATCGGCGGGCTCTATACAGATGAAGGACAAGACCTTTCAAGTGAAATGGCTTACGGCGCTTTATTTGATATGGGCATAGGCACTGGATTCAATGTTGTTGGAAGACCTTTAGCCGAGTTTGGTCGAAGAGCACTAAAAAGCAGAAAAGCTAATGTTCAACTTAGCGAAGAACAAACTAAAGCTTTATCGAGGATAGATGATGCCAGAGAATTTGGAGGTTACCATCTTGATTCATTGCAAGCAGCTGCGACTCATAAGTCACTTCAAATGTACAACGATTTAAAGCAAGTCAATATCAATGAAGGTAAAACCGATATTGTTAATTACGAAAAGCAACAAGAATTAGATATTCGTAAAAAAGTAATTGATCTAGCTAATGAATTTGGTGATGGAACTTTTAAAGTTGTCGATGATGCTGACATGCCAATTAATCAACAAATGGAAGCTTATAGAAATTCAAATCAAGTTGTAGCAGAAAGCCTTACTCATGCTCGCATGATGGATGAAGCTAATTATGAAAATTTGTATTTTGAATTTGATCAACTTGCTAAGAAATCAAATGTCGAAATTAATATACAAGGCTTAAACAATCGTTTACAGGAAGTATCTGAGGAATTTTCTGGATCTGCATTTAAAGAACTACGAGATAAGATAGAGAGCGATTTACAGCGATATGGAATTAAAGCTGGAGCAACAGCAGATGAAGCATCGGGTCGATTGTTAACTATTAGAGATCCATTACAGAAAAGACCAGAGAAACTAACAATAGAAAACTCCGAAAAACTAATACAAGATTTAAACGCCCATTGGAGTAAAGATCTTAGCCCTTCACAAGTTAGAATGATTGAAGTATATAAAGGCGCAATAGATGACCATTTGGATAATGTGTTTAAAAACATCGATCAAAGTCTTGGTGATGAAATAGGATTAGTTTTAGAGACAGGTAGGGCAGCTAGGAAAGCTAGAAGAGAGTTTAGTAAGGACTGGAGCGGCGATGACATAATTGGCCGCATCATGAAGACAGTCGATAATCAAGCAGGGAAAAGGCCAGCTTCTAGACTAGATGAAAGTGGGTTTACTTTAGAAGATTCAGTTGGAGAAAAGCTAGATTTAACTTTAGCGTTAACTTCTAAGAATTTTTCAGTATCAGACATGAAAAAATTGAAAGCTAAATTGATGACTACCACTGATGGTGAAAAAGTCATGAATGGTTTAGCACAAGCTCCCTTGTTGGAAGCTCTGCATGCCGCTATACAGAGAACAAGCGGTAAGGTTAAAGAAACTGGCGTAATACCTTTTAACGAAAAGAAATTTAGAGCGGTCATTAACAAGATTGATCGCAATAAAAGAATTGAATTATGGGGTAAGGAATTTACAGATAATCTAGATAAGTCTATTGAGTCTTGGGGTTTACGAGGTCCAGTTCCAGACACACGAGGCTCCTTGAATCCAAGCGGTACTTTTACACAATTAGTAAGAGCATTGCGTTTCATGCCTTCTGGAAGAGCAAGGAATTATGGAATGGCCGCCTCTGGCATGATGCCTCAATTCTTTGACGCTATGGCAGCGCCACAAAGGCAAAGAGCGATAAATGCTTTGGTCACGCCTGGCGGGAGCACAGAAGCTCCAGAGTTGGTGCAAGATCGAGTTGCTTCGATACTAGATGATTTAGAGCAGCAGTATTTAGGCTCTGCCGGTAAACGCTATGAAGATATGATCCAGTTGATATTGAGAACTGGAGGCACGATGGCGTTTGTCGATGAATAATCTCTCTACTCTCTCCAGAGTATTCCCCCAGTGGCTTATGCTGCTGGGGATTTTTTTTGTTAAGGATTAAATGTCACCACAAACTTGTCAGTTTCATTCATGACATCAACATGTAACCAGTTAATGTCCATCTCTAGGCGAACTGGATGAGGTAGCAATTCATCTTCCTTATCCATAATGTCTTGCCTTATCTGGTCATAGTCAAAGTTACCTACTGCATCAAACGCCATGCCGTGACTATGCGCCGAATACATCGAGTGATACTTAGAGCCGGGCAGACGTAAACCGCTGCCGATTCTATCGCCGCCAAACTTATAATTGTTAATCGTCATCGGAGTATTAACATAATCTCGTATGGCATTAAGCGTAGCTATAAGTCTCGGATCGATGTACCGAATAGCACGATTACCAAACTTCTCATAAGTCTCTGGCGGTACAAGTTCGTGAACAGCAAAATTATTTAGTTTGTAAATTGCCATGTTGTGCTTCCTCTATAAGCATTTCGACATAATGTTTAGCCTTCCTTAAATCTTCGATACCTCCTTTCTTTCTCCATCGTGAAACGTACTTCACCACATTACCTTCCAAGTACGACAATCCATTTTGAGTGATATAGTCAACTGGTTGTATCTTCATATCCCGATAATGATTACCGCCTACTTGAATTTTGTTATTTTTCATAATTAATATCCTTGATCGAGTAGCTGTAGCGCTAATGGGGTCCATAGTTCAACAACCTTATTTTTAAAATCATAAAATTGACTAGACAGAATCTTAGCGAGCCTTGCTTGGATAATTGCATCTTCTTCAGTGAGACCTTTAGATGCATAAGCTTCGATTACCGAATCCCATAGATCTTCAGCATCAAGCTTGTAGATG